TTACAGTTTTTCTATATCTTCTTTCAATTTTTCTTTTACTCCTTTTGTCACATGCAAATAAATCTTTTCTGTGATATCACTATTTTCGTGACCAACGCGATCCTGAATAGCATACAGAGGAGTTTCTAGTTCCGCTAATTTTGAAATATGGGTATGTCTAAAAATATGTGAACTAAGTTTTTTATCAATCTTCATGTCAGCTTTATGATTTCTCAAATAGGTGTTAATTGCTGTTAGTTGGAAAGGAGTTCCTTTCGTTGTTTGAAATAGAAATTGGCCATTCGGATTTAATTCTAGAAGCTCATTGTAAATAGCTATCGCTTTTTTTGGTAAATCAATTTCTCGCATTCCAGCAGCAGTTTTTGTAGAATCAGATTTTTTCATATCAGCTATTGAACGTTCTCTATACATCATCGTCCCATTTATAACTACTGATGCGTTATTATTGGTAATGTGTACATCGTCTTTGCTTAATGCGATTGCTTCACCAGGCCTCATCCCAGTCAAATATAGCCACTGGAAAAGGAGAGAATATCGTTTATTGTGTGAAGTTGTGAAATCTACTAGTCTATTATATTCATCATCTTCTAAAAATTTATCTTTAATTTTTATCGTTTTTGACTCTCTTTTATAATCAATAACTACTTCGTCGATAGGATTTTTTTCTACATAACCTTTTTTCATAGCATATGAAAAAAGAAGATTCAATTTGGATTTAATTACACTGACGTACTTATTTGACAAGTCATCTTTATATATCATGTCTTCAAAAATATTATTCAAATCTATTGTATTAATACCAGAAACGATGTAAGTCTCAGGTATCTTCTTCTTTATAGTGTTTAATATATTATTCGTAGGATAATATGTAGATTCCTTAACTTGTCTTTTGTATATAACTAACCATTCTTCAACAAGCTCATGAAATGTTAGATCAGGCTTCTGAAGTGTTTTTTCGTTTAATTTTATATCAATTTTTTTATTTAACTCTAGCAATGCCACTTTCTGAGTTTCTCTAGATTTATTTTTATAAGTAATGCTCACTTTTTTTCTTTTTCTAGTTTTTGGATCAATATATCGCTCATTATATTTATATACTTTTTTTCCGTTTTTATCAGTTTTAGTTTCGATCCACATTGTTTTCATCTCCTATTTGTTGCTATAATAGGAATAGATAAGTAAGCCGATTATAGCAGGTTTATTTTTCATCACGTCCACAAACTTTGGCGAGGGAGGGGGCGTGTTTTTATTTATGAATTATTATTCGCTCCAAGTTGCTGGACCGTATGCGATTGTATAAGGTGCATTTCCTTTTGCTCCAAAATACATAACTACTGTAGCTTTTTTTCCACCCGCTATTTCATTAGGGATGTTGTTAGAATAAGTATTTGCATCTAGTCTTCCTAATTCATCGTTTCCATCATATATGTCAAATGTATGTGCGTTAAAAGAAATAGGTGAGTTAGTCTTATTTTCAATAATAGCTGTTACAACAACAGGGTGTTCACCGTCTACTGGATCCATCAAACTAATACTGTCATCTGCTTTTACTTCTGTAACTGTTATTGATTCTCCTGAGGTAAACTCAACTGCCTGTCCCATTTTTACATTTCCGCTTGCTGAATCAGAATTATTCTCGGAACTATCCTGTGTTGAAGAATTTTCAATTAAATTTTTTAACTCTGTTACTCTTTTGTTTAATTCTTCATTTTCGGACTTAAGATCCGAAACTTCTTTTCTTAAACTAGATTCTGTAGTGCTGTTAGCTTTAGCAGATGTGGCCTCTTTATTTGTTGAACAGGCCCCCAAAAGTACGCTAGTAAATACCAAACCTAAAATCACTTTTTTCATTTTTTATTCTCCGTTTCTATGATATTATTTTTATGTAGGATCTTAGAAACGAGATTTTAGTCCGTGTTGCAGCACGGGCTTTTTTCTTTATAACTTTTTTAGAGATTATAGGCAAAATAGTAGGGCATAAAAATATATTATTGAATTCCGTATTTAGAAAATCCTAATTGAACTTCACCGGAAGTCTTTTGCTGTGTTGTACGCAATGCTTCTTCTTCAGACATTCCATTCTGTACTTTCCATGCAACAGGCGACATCCCGTATTTGTTAACAAAATCAGTAAGTGATAAAGTGTCAGCGTCTTGTTGAGCGCTTGTTTGTTGGGCTTCTGGATTTTGTTGAGATGCAGCTTGTTGTTCTTTCTGATCTTGACTGATAATATTGCCAGCATCATCTGTAGTCAATCCATTTTCATAAAGGACCACGCCGAAAGCTTCCCACTCTTTGTTGGACCAATTTGCACGATCAGCTGGAGTTGACTGTAAAGTGCGTTGTTTCATCTGTTCATATGTTTCTTCTTGAGGTGCGGTTTGGATTGTATCCTGACTGGAGCTTATAACTGTTGGGCTAGGTTCCGCCGTAGCTTGGTTGGAGCTTGTAACTGTTGAACTAGAATCTGTCTTAGATGTAGATTTGCTAGTAGAGGAACTGGTTTCAGTTGCTTCTTTTGTTTTACTTACTTTTGTTTCTTGGTTAGAAGTGGCATCTGTTGATTCAGCTTTTTTATTATTTGAACAAGCTGAAAGTAGCAGAGCAGTACTTAACAACAACATAACGCTAACTTTTTTCATTTTATAATTCCTCTTTCTCGTTGTAATATGTGTGCTAACACGGGCTTTTTTATATAAGAAAACGATAAGCGCTTTCTGGAAGCCCGTAAAGATTCTTTAATTCCTCGATTTTTTTAGGATATTGATCATTATCTTCTTTATAAAGAGAAACAATGAGATTAGCAGCAAAGCAATTAGCTTCGCTTTCAGATTTGCTTCTAGATGTTCTTGTTGATACATAATAGCTGGATAAGCCACGATGAAAAATAGCGTGACCTAATTCGTGAGCGCAAATGTAGAATCTTTCCTCAGAGTCTCGCAGTTCATCATTTAAAAAGATTATCGCACGATCTCTAATTTCTTGAAACTGCCCCTTGGGATTCTCGATAAAAGGAACGTATTGAATTTTAATGCCCATCTTTTCACAAATATAAAAAGGATTAGCGGACTGGTATTTCCGCTTCAACTCCTCGACTAAATTAATCGTATCCATCTCCATAAGCTCACATCTTTTTGCCTTTTTCTTTGTCTTCTTTCACAATATCCCAGAAAGTCGCTATCAGGATATCTTTTACGCGCTGTATTTGTTCGGGTGTCAATGTTTCCCCACCATAAGACATATTAACATTTGAGTCTAGTAGTTTATCAAGTTCAACCACTTCCTCTTTTGTAGCCCATTTGGGAACATTATTATTTCCCAATAAGTAATCAGTTGTGACACCAAAATAATCAGCAACTTTCTTTAAGTTCTCAGATTTTGGCGAGGCTTTATCCCATCTTCTTATTTGTCCATTAGAGATGCCCACCTGTCTTTCTACTTCTGCTATAGTCACATGCTTTTCGTCTGCTAATTCTTTAATCTTAGTAACTAAACTCATTATTATCAACCTTTCAAAGCTGAAAAGAAAATAAATAGCTTAAAAGTTATATTTTTGGTTGAAAATTATCTTTTAAGCTAGTATATTTAATTCGTAAGCTAAATTGTTAGCTAAATAAGAGCAACAAAAAACTCTACTAATTTAAAACATTCTCTCGGTCGCCAAACTTAGAAATGTTATTTTAGAGGCTTTTTATAAGTCTTATTTAACTATGTATTCATAATAGCTTAAAAGCTAATGGGTGTCAACGATTTAGCTAATTTTTTAGCTTACAAATTATTTGTTTAGAAAGGAGCTATTTTTATGTCTGAGAATTTAGACTTAAAAATTCGAGCGGAGATGAGAAAAAGAAGAATGACTTTCAAAGAACTAGCTGCGCTTATCGGTATTTCAGGAGCTTATTTATCAGATATTCTAAACGGCAATCGTGATGGAAAGAAAGCACAACAGCATATCGAAACAGTGAAAAAAATATTGGACATCTGATAGGGGGGTAGGCGATGACAAAACTAAAAAAACAAGATTTTGTAAAAAAATACAATTATTCTCCATCTACTTATCAACGTCGCATGTCGGAACTAAAAAATACAGCAATTTTCTCAGCGGCGTATGAACGGGTCACAGGACAAGAAGTTTGGATCAATACAGAATTATACGATAAATTTTTGTCTTTCAAATCCTATAACAGGTTACGCACAAGAAAGGTAACGCCTAAAGAATTTATCGAGAAGCATTTAGTTGATTTATAAAAAACAGAACATTTTGAGAGGTGAAGGTTAATGGGTAAATTCAACAGAGCATTAGTATTCAGCGCACCGCTAATCGTCTATGCTTTAGGTCTTTGGGGAAGCAGACAAGCGTTGATAGGAACGATTGTTTACATGGTCTGGATTTTTATGGTGCTTGATGAAGCTGGGTACAGAGCAAAAAAAACCAGTCGGGAGGGACTGACTAAAAATGAATAGAAAAGAGAAACTAGAATACCCGTGGTGCTAGTTAATTTTAATATCCTAAAGAATATCTCAAAGTTCCTTCAAAACGTCGTTGTGCTCGACTTAATAGAACACTGTAAGCCAGTAATATGCTTTCAAATCTACTCTCTAGCCCTTTAACAGAACGTGAGTTGAAATTTTGACAACCTAATTTTTCTTTGTTTTCCAAGTAAGCTGTGGTCTAGTTTTTCTGATTTATCCATGTTTTTACGTGGCGGAACGGATATAGTAATGCCCTTAAGGGCAAGTTTTTCATGGATTTTATGGCTAATATATCCTTTGTCCCCTAGGATATTGGGAAGATTCGCTTCTTCCGATAAAGTCTCTAACACTTTCACGTCATGGACACCTGGATTCGTGATTGAGTAAGTAATCGGAAAGCCAGTCTTAGTAACGATCATATGAATTTTAAGACCATAAAAATAAGATTTTTTTGTTGAGTTATAGCCAACTTTGGCTATTTGATTCAATAGTTTTGCTTGTCTATTTCTAACTGGTTTACATAATGGACTAGGAAAACTATCTATAATTCCGACTAGTTCACCTTTGGTGAGCTTCTTGATGAAAAAGTATCGAATAATCTTGATAGTGTAAGCTAAGTTTGAACTTAAGCGAGTGAATCGACTCCTACTAGGAAAGTCACCATTAGGAAATAAGACGGAACAAACCGCTCTATACGTGGCTCTTTGGCTAGTATAGCCATTAATTATGCCCCATATAACACAAGCAATAATCACTGTATCGCGTTGCTTCAGTTGATCAGTATTTCTTCGGTTTTTAATCTTATCTGGTACACAATTGTGGTATATGTTAGAAACAGTTCTCATAATTTCCTTGAATGTTATAAAAGTATCTGTATAATGTTCAGTATATTTTGATGAACGCATATGTAGTCCTCATTTCTTGGGAGTTTTGAGACTACTATATGCGTTTTTTTGTTGATTTACCAACATGTTTAGACATTTTCCTCTAGGAAAAAATTAACTAGCACCACGGGTAACTAGAATGTATATTACTATTACTCAGTTTAATTCTTTCACTAATTTCTCTATTGGGAAGTTTGTATTTTTGATATCAACAATTTTGTGGATTTGGGTTCTATTTAGAGTAAATATCATTTTTGTTTGGTGATTAAGGAGTTTATTAAAATTAATTTTCCCTACTTCAAATGCAAGGTAACAAGATATAGCACTTTTAGGAGGAATATTTAGCGGTACAGCTTCAGAGTATATTCTATTATCATCGACTGATCCTCCTTTAGCAATTAATTTCTTAAATGGAGTAGCTGACCATCTGCGGTTTAAGTTAGCGGATGAAAGTTCTAAATTAACTAACATAGCAGGTTCTGTTGAATAGTTAGAAATGATTACTTTTGTATAAATCATATCTGCAGCGAAGTAAGAAGCATTAAGTTCAACTTCTAGTTGAGGGCGCATTCCTTTTATTTTTATCCCTGTTAAAAACGTACTCAATATAAAACTTATTATTGACATCCACTGAAAAATTGTTAAGTGAAAAAAATTCAAAATAAACACCACCAGTTTTTAACTAAATTATACCAAAAAGGAGAGAAGAAATGATTTTACCAGATAAGTATTATCAAGTCATTAAATGGACGGTTTTAACAGTTTTACCAGCTGCATCTGTTTTAGTAGCCACGTTAGGAAAAGCGTATGGATGGAATGGAACAGATATGACAGTACTCACTATCAATGCAGTAGCAACATTTTTAGGCGTTATCACTGGCGTGTCGGCTTATAATTTGAAAAAATAGGAGGAAACAAATGAAAAAGAAAATTACTATTACTGCGATGAGTCTATTAACGGCTCTTTTTTTATTGCCAATTAATGGGTTTGCCTATACGATTAACAATGAATTTAATTTGGGCCCAAACGAAGGTAGCTCACAAGTAGCAAATAATCAGTACATTTTACTGCATGAAACGGCTAATGAAACAGCAACAGGACGCAATGAAGCGCAGTATATGCAACGTTCATGGACTAGCGCTTATACTGCTTATATTGTGGGAGACGGCGGAATTGTTTATCAAGTCGGTCAACCTGGTTATGTACAGTACGGTGCTGGTTCGTATGCTAATGCCAACAGTCCTGTGCAGATTGAGTTACAACACACACATGATAAAGCAACGTTTGAGAAAAACTACAAGGCATACGTTGAATTGGCTAGAGATTCAGCAATGAAATATGGTATTCCATTAACGTTGGACACTCCTTATAACCAACCGGGAATCAAATCGCATTTATGGGTAACACAAAACATCTGGGGCGATCATACAGATCCTTATGGTTATCTTTCTGAAATGGGCGTAAGTAAAGAAAAATTAGCATATGATTTAGCTCATGGATTTACCGATGAAAATCCGACAACTTCAGATGATAAACCAGTCATTGATCCAACTAGAGCAGGTGCAGCAAATCCTACGCTGACAGATGGAACAAATTACGCCCACATTGATCAGTTTGGGGAAATCGAAAACGCAAACTTGCATGTGGCTGGATGGCACATTGCTAACTATAAATACGAGTATATTTTCATTATGGACTACAATACTGGGAAAGAATTAGCTCGAGTAAGAGCTGATGGAATTTATAGACCAGATGTAAACCAAGCTTATAATACTTCTGGAAATGTTGGTTATCATGTATCTTTCAATATGCGTAATTTTCCTAATAAGAAAGTCTATGTAATGATGCGGGCAACGAATGATCCAGAAGGGAACACTAAAGGCGGAGCACAAGATTTTCATGATAAACGCTGGTATTTAAATATTCCGCAACGATAAAAAATGGCCCCTCGTTGAGGGGCAGTACATATAATTAGGCTACATCTGCAATTTTAGTTATTGTTATAAAGACGGCTAAGATGTAAAATTAACATATATTTATAACAAATGATCGGAGAAGCGGCTGTTGGAAGAATTACATTTATTTTTTGATGATTCAGGCGTCTTGCATAGGAATGCACCTAATAGATTTTTTGTCTACGCTGGATACGCATTCATTGGCAAGGATAATAAAGAAATTGCAAAAAGAAAATATAAAAAAGTGGTTCAACGAATCCAAACCAAACGAGGTAACAGAGAAGAATTAAAAGCTTGTTATTTAGATAAAAGTGAAAAATACGAATTATACAGGGTTTTAAAAAACGAACATAGTATGGGATTAACAGTTGATATCAAAAGGGTACAGTCAAATATTTTAGATCATAAAAAATCAATACACAGATATAAAGATTATGTATTAAAAAGACTGGTCAAAGAAAAAATTAAGTTGCTGATAAATAGAGGATTATTGAATCCAGAGGACGACTTAAAGCTATGTATCTGTGTGGATGAGCAAGCCACTGCAAGTAATGGCTATTATAATTTTGAGGAATCAGTATATGAAGAACTAAAAAATGGTGTTCATAATTTTAATTATGGTGTATTTTATGAACCTATTTGGAAAGGTAAGTTAGAAATAAATGTGTCTTATTGCGATTCTAAACATAATTATTTGATACAAGCTAGTGATATATTGGCAAACAGATTATGGACATCGTTCAAGATTGATAACAGAGAAATGAGAAATATACCGGAACATTCTTGTATGAGGTTGCCTTAAAAAATAAGCTAAATTTTTTTAAGCATAACTATTGCATTTAGCAGATAGTTACTTTATGATTAACTTACAGGCGAATTAATTTCGCACTGCCGACACAAGGAATACGATAATAATTATTAAGCGTAATGTAAGTACGCCGTCCCTTGTGGGCCACCTCCAAAAGGTGGTTTTTTTATTTAATTTTAATCAGTATTGTATTTGTATTTTCGTTCTGCAATTAACTCTTCTAAATGCTTAAATATAGTTCTTTATATTAAATCGTGTTAGCCTTGTGTTACCATTACATTCGTGTTATACTAAACAAGTAATCTAATTTGAAACGTAATCTGAGCGATATATTCACACTATAAAAACTCCTTTTACAAAGTAATATTAATTGCAACAAAACACGTATTATATACGTATCAGGAGGAAATATATATGAATAACGGTACAGTAAAATGGTTTAACTCAGACAAAGGTTTTGGATTTATCACTGGAGAAGATGGAAATGACGTATTTGCACATTTCTCAGCGATCCAGGGAGAAGGCTTCAAGTCTTTAGATGAAGGCCAAGCAGTTACTTATGATATTGAAGAAGGTCAACGTGGCCCTCAAGCAGTAAATATTGTAAAATAATGTTGAACTTTAAACACCTCATTTGAGGTGTTTTTTTATTTTAAGCTAGATACCGTAATTATTGCTAGCAATTTAGAGTAGTTCGTTACTAATTAAGGAGCAAATAAAATTATTATAATATTATTTGTCAAATTAAGCGAGACAAAACTTTCCATTTACGTAACTCAAAAAAACTTCTAATGGTGTTTGGTAATTTAGTGATTTTCTAGGGATATGGTTTCTTTTGGACGCAACGGATGAGATGAATCCTTGATTGACTTGGTTGAATTCCATTTCTTTTGGTAGTCCATCTTTTCGGAGGAGTCCGTTTGAATGTTCATTTAATCCCCGTTGGGAAGGCGTTCCTGGGTCTGCGAAATAAATATCAATATCATTCGTATTACTAATACTTTTCCAATTAGAGAATTCTTTTCCACAATCAAAGGTAATTGATTTGAAAAGATTTTTGGGTACGGATTGAAGCCATTCATTAATCGAATTTTCAATATCAACTGCCTTACGGCCTTCTGGTTTCAAGGCGATAATGGCTTTTGAAAGTCGCTCAACGAGTGTGATGACGGCACTTTTATGGTGGATGCCGACAATCGTATCACCCTCTAAATGTCCAAATTCTTCTTCGAAAACGACATAATCTTTTTTACGTTCAGAAATATTTCTTTTGAATGCCTGTTTTCCACGTTTTTCCTTATAACCATTTGGTTTTTGTTTTCCTTGCATCGGTAAATGTAAAACATTGAATTCTCCCGTCTTAAACCGGCGATAGAGGGTACTTACTGAACAAGAGAAGGTTCGCTCTGCACGGCCAATAATGACGTCTGGGGTCCAACCTTCAGTTGATCTTTTTTCAATGTATTCTTTTTCCTCAGCAGGAAAAATGATTTCGGTTCTCCCACAACGTCGCTTATTTTCTTTGTATTGTTCAAAGTATTCAAGTGCTGTTCCACCACATTTGAGAAAGTTATAGACATTGTAAATTGTTTGGCGTCCACGTTTAAGCTGCTTCGCAACGATAGCAACCGGAGTTTCTTGATGAAAATATGCTTCTATCATTACAAGCTCGTTTGGTGTAAGATGGGTATAAGTCAT